GACATTGGCACACCCACTGCATGATGTGGACGATATTGTGGATATGGCTGATTCAGTCTTTGGTACTGAGGCTGATGGCATACTCACTAGGGACAAAGCAGTATTCCGTAAGCACGTTACCATTGCCACTACTGTACAAGTGTTTGACAAGAGCAAAGAGTTTATTGCGGTCTGCCGTGGTGACAGAATAATTGATACTTACTTAGGACAAGCTGAACAACAAGATGCGCTGCTAGGTTATTGTTGGTTTGATCGGGGTGGGTATACCACCTATGCCAATGAAGAAATCTCCAATGCCAAGTTCCACCATGTTGACCTATAATTAAGTCCTCGCTTGCGTGTCAGGTTAATTAATGAGATGATTGACCAACATATACTGTGGGCATACACATGGGGTATACCAGTGGTATGTTCCACTTCTATTCGTGCAGAGCATGATGGGTTTATGAAGATCCACAAGAAACGTGGGTTTACTGTTAATGGATCTTATGCCTGGCTAAGAACTGAAAAGGGTATGGAATGTTTGAAGAAATAAGGCCCGAAGGCTCTACTGTCTCTTCTGAAGAAATTAAACAAAGGGCTCGTGATTACGCCAAAGCCAAACGTGCCCAAAAGAAAGCCATGAAACTAGCCACTGGTCAAATTGAACCTAAAGCCATTGAAACTGTCCCTGTAGTGGATGAGTTTGACATGACCGCTTTTGTGCCTAGATCGCAAGTTAAAGCTGGACGACCAAAATCTATTGTTAACAAGGTTACCGAGTATGGAGCTTTGTTTAATAAACTGAACGATGAGCGCACTTCCCGTGGACTGCCGCCCCTTAAAACTGCTATGGAAGTCTTGATTGATGCCATGCAGTCTGATGAGCTAGATATTAAAGACAAAGCCAAGATTGCTGATAAACTGGCCCCGTTTGAATCTAGCCGTGCCCCAATCATTTCCGTAGAGCATATTCAAAATGTCACTAGGGAAGATGAAGGAGATGCAGATGAAGCCTTGAATGATTTCATGGAATCTTTGCGTAAAGTCTAAACCCGTGTAATATATGCGTACTTCTTTGAAAGGCTCAAAATGAGTGGATATACATCTGGCAACAATGCCCCTACATTGATGGCTCAAACCCCCAATCGTAAAGGTAACCAATCTAAGCACGTTCCTGGCATGGCAGGTCCTTTGGGCGTTACTGCCGTTGTTGGTGGCAGCGGTGGCTTAAAGCAAGCTACTGGCAATCAAGGCGCACCTAAAACTGGTGGCTCTGTAACTTCTGGCCGTGGTCAAAAAGTTATGGTTGTCACTCATTGCGATTATGATGGCCGTGCTAAAAACACTGGCTATATGAACGCAGATCGTACAAACTATTTAAAGTGAGATCATTATGTCCTACGGAACAGTAATCAATGGTGGCGCACAAATGCGCAAGGGTGTCTCTAAAGGCATTAATGATAAATTGGCAACACGCTCTGCTGAAGATGACCGCAGAGAAGTAGTTGCTACTGCTGTTAACAATGCTTACAAAGTTAACACAGTGTCTTCACAACACACTAACAATGTTAAGAATAGTGGCAAGTTCACTAAGCCTAGCAACACAAGCAAAAATTACGCTCTTTAATTTATAGGAATAACATGGCAACGTATGATATTGACTCGCTCAAGGCAGATCTGCCGACAGCAAAAGAACTAGCTCAGTTTGTTTACGACAAAGTAAATGTTTCATTGGACCTCGTTGGTAAAAACAAAGAGGAACAATACACAGTTGCTAAGAATGCTCTTGAGGGTAAAAAAATTCCCTCAGAGTATTTGACTGAGGAAAATCCTTATGTGGACAAAAAGGATCAAATCCCTTGCGACCCCGTAAGGAAACTTCCTAAACGTGACATTGATTTGCCCGATGAAGATTCATTGGTGCATTTCTTTGGTGCTACCAATATGCCACACCCACTTGATCCGCAATCGGATAAAAAGGTTCACATCAATTTCAAAAAATACAATAACGGAGTTCTTACTTATCAAATCATGGGGCCACTGGAACAAATTCCTGTTGGCACTAAAGTTAATAAGTATGGCCAAACAACTCCTGAAAAATATACTTGGCTTGATCCACGCACCGCAGAACTTGTAATGCGTAGAGCTGATGGTACTTTGACTGAAAAGGGCCGTGGCTTATACACATTCTTGGTAGGCGAAAAAGGCGGTGGAGTTTGGTCGTTAATTGACAGAGACATTGTTAGCATTTCTGCAAAGAATATTGCTGATCCGTGGGCGTAATGGAAGACCCATCTAAAATCTTTCAAAGTAAACTTTCATCTCAAGCTGAAGTCTGTGCCCGTAAAGCCTTAGAGTGGTTGCAAAAAGACCTACAAGGACCACAGAAACTTCAGCCAGATGAGGTTTATTGGCTTTCCTATGCTGCACAAGTCTTGTTAAACATACGAGATAACTATGGCAAAAAGTGAAGCCAGTGACTATATTCTTCCGCTCTACAAAGATAGAGCAATTAAGCATTTAGTCAAACTGGCTGGCGGTAAAGATATTGTTAAAAATCTTACTGCCGAACAATTAAGAGCAATGAAGGTTGCTAGAGACAAGATTGCAGAAGATATGCAATTCAATAGTCTCAAATGGTTTCGTCCATTTAAGTACCAACAAAAATTTTTCGACATGGGGGCTAAGTTCTCTAGGCGAGGTATGATTGCTGCCAATCGTGCAGGTAAAACAATTGCTTCTACCTACGAGACTGCCTACCATTTGACGGGTCGATATCCAAAAGATTGGAAAGGCGTAAGGTGGGACAAACCCATTATTGCCATGTGTTCAGGCGAATCTTGGGAACAGGTTGCTAAAACTTTACAATCCAAACTATTGGGTTGTGATGATATTAAGCAAAGTTACAAGTTGGGCACTGGATCTATTCCAAGGGAGTGCATTGATGACAAGTCAATCCGAACAGATGGAGCTAACGTCTTGGCCATCGAGATTTGGCATGAGTCTGGAGGAAAGTCTAAACTCTACTTCTCAAACTACACCCAACAAGTCAGGCATTTGCAGGGTTTTGAGTTGGACCTCGTGGTTCTTGACGAGCAGCCACCAGATGAGACTTTCTCAGAACTTGTTGTTCGTACAGCGTCCAGAAACGGGCAGGTTATCTGTTCTTTCACTCCACTCAAAGGTCTTTCGGGACTTGTCAGAAAGTTCTGGGACAACATTGACGGCTATTCTCACATCAGGGTTACTTGGGACGATATCCCTTACACCAATGAATGGGGCGAGGCATTCTTTCCCAAAAAAGAACGAGAACAATTAGCCCGAGACTTTATGCCTTGGGAGCGGGATTGCCGTATTAATGGCATCCCACTGGTTGGCAAAGGTGTAGTATTCCCCCTGCTTGAATGGCCAACTTACAAGTCTGAAGATGTTGACCTTAGAGTTAATGAAAAGCTTGAAAGGCTTATTAGCTTTGACTTGGGAATTAAGAATGACCCCACTGTCATTTCTTTCTTTTTCCGTAATCCTGTGGAAGAAATTATTTATCTTCATAAGCAAATTACCATTCCAAGCGGGGAAACACCCGATGAATATGTTCATTATTTGCTAGACAGGGAATCAAGGGATGTGCCTATTGCACTACCACACGATGCGGGGCTGGCGGGACGATACACTTTGACAGAGCAGTCTGTGCGGGAAGTTTTTGAAGATTCCTATGGACTAAACTGCATTGCAGGTGCTATATTAAACCCACCTAACGATCAAGGCAAAGTAACCAACCATAAAGCCTATGGAATCAATATAATGCGCATGGGCATGGAACGTAAGACTTTAATGATTAACGAATCATGTAAAGCATTTCTTGATGAGGCTAGAAATTACGCTATTGATGATGCGGGTAAGTTTTCTGATCCAGACGATCACATTGATTCTGCCCGTATTGGCATATTAGCGTTAATACAAGGTCATGGTGAATCTGTAGTAAGTAGGGCAAATAACTTTGCTTTTAGGCGAATCGAAGTGCCTGAAGGTAAAGTCCAAAGGATATAAAAATGCTAGATAAACAGAATGTAATCGTAGAAAACCTTGCAAGTTCATCTGGCAATCGTGGCCTTACCGAACAGGTCTGCCATGAAGTATATGTAAAAATGGTTGATTACTTGAGGCTTACACAGTCCAAGAATACATACAATCGTTTTACAGATTACCACTATCTGAACATTCCAGTATCAAATTCTACGGAACCTATTCGTGGTATTGACTACATTCAACCTATTGTTGCACCTGGCATTGACTACGCTACTGCTGTCATTACCAAGTGTTTAATGCCCAACGGCAAAATCAACTTTGAGTTTGAACGATTCAGTGAGATGGATGGCGATCAAGCCCGTCAAGCTACTGAGATGGTTAAATATATGCTCAACAGTAAGAATGATTCTTATCAGGTCATTCGAGATTGGGCACAAGATTCATTGCTACACAAAAACGGCATTGTGATGGTTTCGCCCGTGCGTAGCCCTATTACCCAATACAAAGAAGTTGAAGGAACCCGTGACCAATTGCGAGTTTTTGAAACACTTGCAGGTGACAAGGGGTTAACTGCAAAACGTCAGAATATGCGAAAGATTGACGTAGATCTTCAAGGTGCTATGCAAGAAGCAATGGCTCCTGATGAGTCAATGCAAGAACCTACAGGTGATGAGCTTCAGGATGCTTTACGCAATAACACTATTTATCGTGCCAAGTACAAGCTAACTGGTTATGAAACAAGCATTCGGGTTAAGCACGTTGCCCAGCATTATTTTGTTTGTAATCCAACCATTAATACTATTCAGGATCAGGACTTTGTGGGCTTTTATGACCCAATGACTATCCATGAATGTAAGGCGCAATTCCCATTTGTGGACTTAGAATTGTTAGCTGACCATGCTGCTTATGGCCCTGCGGGTGCGTATCAGGCGGGTGCTTTGGAAAACGATTTGGCTCTTCATGCCCGTGATTCCACACCAGTGCCAGGTCAAGGCGTTATTGCCTCCCAAGGCGCAGACCGCTATAGCCGAGTCATTATGTTGACCACTGCATGGATTCGCAGGGACATTGACAATGACGGGGAAGAAGAGATTGTTGAGTGCTGCTTCTCAGGTTCATACATTCTTTACGCCAAGGAAGTTGACTTCATTCCTTTGGCCAATATGTGCCCCAAGCCCATTACAGGTAACTTCTTTGGCTACTCTTTGGGTGAGCGTTTAGTTCCTCTGCAAGAATACGCAACGGCAATCCGCAGGGCTGAAATGTCCTTTGCCATGCAATCTTCTACACCTCGTATTGGTGTTAATCCAGAATTCTTGGATGCCGAAGAGATTCAGCGTGGCGTAAGTGCTATGTTTATTTTGGATCGCAAGTTTGATCCTAGCAAGCACATCTTTGAATTCCAACCTATGCAGGGCAACTTGGCATATGTGGAATCGGCCATGAACCGCTTTGAGTCAGACAAAATGGCCATGATTGGTATGACTAGCCCAAGCGATACGCTTAACCCTGAAGTAATGAAAGACGGAAATTCAGGATTTAAGCTCCAATTGGCCATGGGTCCTAACCAGTTAATCCAAGATGAAATGGTTAAGAACTGCGCAATTGGTCTGCGGGATGTTATTTACATTACTTGGAAGACACTGATCCAGTACTCTGACGATTACAACATTCAACAATTGGCGGGTACTTGTCTTAAAGGTGCGCCATTTATGGATGCCCTGTCAATTGAAAACTTTGAGTTTATTGATCGCAGAATGATTAATATTGATCTGGCTTTAGGCTTTTTGTCTGAAGAGAATCGATTAACTCGTCAGCAAATGATTCTTCAGGCGCAACAACAATTTGCCCAAGCAATGATGCAAATTCCACCTGAAGTGCCTGAAATGTTTATTAAGGTTCGCAGACCTTTTGAAGATACTTTGCGGGTATTGGGCGTTAAAGATGTAGATGCATATTTGCCCACTATGGAAGAAGCAGTTAAGATTATGCAAGCGCAAGCGGCAAAAGGTCCTTCTGCTGAACAACAAGAAACTCAATCTAAAGTGGCTTTGAATAACGCCAAGGTTGAAGAAAGTGGATCAGTTACTGCTTTGAATATGAGAAAAGCTCAAGATATTGATACAGATGATATGTTTGAGGCTTTGGCAGCTAAGAGGGGTAAACTTAGCTCTGTACAGGTAGATTAAGGATTGCAATGAAAAGCTTGGTATTGAATATTCGTGATTATTTTAATCGCAGGACAAAAGTTGTAGACAGTCATAAGGAGGCTCATGTAACTCGGAAGACTCTGGTTATAGAAAATGGAGAGTGCGCTAAAAGGCTCTTAAAGAATGATGATTTTGCATTGTTATTTAACCTGTATAGGTTTTACTTGCTAGAAATGTTAGAAGAAAGCAAGGACGATGTAGATCGAATTGATAATGCACAGCGTGTTGCTGGAGTCCGAGATTTCATTGAGTTCATAGAAAGAACTGAATATCTCGGTAAGGTAGCCAACAAAAATGTTGAAACTTTAACGAAATAAGGTAATATATGTCAGACGTAATCGCAAATGCGACCGCCACTGAGCAAACTGGTGTGAATCCTGTAGATGCTATCGCAGGGATGATTGCCGCCAACAGGCGTAACAATCCCCAACCCGAAGCAGTTACACCACCAGCGGGACAAGAAGAAGCGAAAGCTGAATCCCCCGAGGCGACTCCTGAAGAGGGAATCGAACCTGAAGATGGTATTGATGGGACTACAGAAACTGTAGATTCTGAGGAAACGGATGAGGCCACCGATGGTGTAACCGAACCAATTAACTTCTTAGAGTTTGCAGAGCAGAATCCTGACATGATGTGGAGAATTCCCAACAAGGAAGCCGAAGGCGGTTTTGTTGAGATTCCTGTATCAAGGGCGGCTGCTATTCTTGGTCAAGGAAGTGCTATCCATGAGAATGCTCGTAAGCTTAAAGCCGAAAAAGCAGATTTTGAAGAATACGAAAGTAAACGCAGGGCTGAACTAGATGGTTTGCAGATAGGGTTGGAATTGACAATGGTTCCTCAGTTGCAACAAGCGGCTGATGAATTAGTAAAAATTCAACAATTTAACCAGCAATGGAAGCAAATCTACGACAACGCTACTGATGAAATTAGACGAAGTGAAGCTGAAGCAGCAATGCGTCAGAACAACGAGTTGATTCAGGAGAAGTCACAGTTCATTCAGGCAAATAGACCTAAAGTTCAACAGTTTTTTGATCACCGAAGTGAGGTTGTAAAGCAACAGCTTGAAAAATCTCGGCAAGGTTTTAAAGACAAAGAATTAGCGAACAAGGCAACCTTTACCGAATTGCGGGAAAAGTTGTCAAAGGATTGGAGTGGTGCAAGTAACACGTTTGTTCCTGGTGTCCAAAACATTGATTTGGTATCTAGTGATGAGTTTCTTTTAGGATTGATTCGGGACGGAATGAAGTTCCGAGAAGGTCCTAAAGTGAAGAATGCAGGAGGTTCATTGGCTGCGGCTAGTAAACCAATGGCTCGTGGTAAAACTGCTCCCGAAGATAAGACTGTCGAACTTCAAAAGAAAGCGCAAAGCGGTGATAAGAATGCGGCTCGTGACCTTTTAGCAACTATGCTTGCGCAAAATAAACGCAGGCGTTAATTCAGGAGAATTTTATGTCTACAATCACCTCTACCTCGCTTGGTAATGGTAATGGCGCATACGCCACCGATATCGTTGTCAAAGACCTTGACATGACTGTTTCAAACTATGTTAAAGACCGCACACCTGTCTGCAACATGGCTATGAGCAAAAAACGCAAAATCAATTCGACTTTGCACATTTGGCCTAACGACTTTTTCCGTGTACCCGCACTGAATGCTAAGTTGGAAGGTGCTGCTGTTACGGCTTCTGCTGCTGACAACAACACACGTTCAAATTTGGGTAACTACACTCAGATTTTTACAACAACTATTGGCGCAACTGGTACTGCTCGTGCTGTTGAACAAGCTGGTGGTGACCCACAAGCCTATCAAGAAGTTAAGCAATTGACTGAGATTATGTTTGACGTTGAGTTGCAGTTGCTCCGTGCAGATGGTGCTTCTATCAAGTACTCTGGTCAAGCCGCTACTCAGGGAACTGCTCCTAATACAGGTCGCAGATTTGGTTCTTTGTTTGCTTTTGCTGGTACACGTTCTGGCAATGACACAGACGGAACTTCAGTGTTGAACTTGGCCGTTTCTGATGGCGATGACACAACTACTGCTGTTAACACAAACACACCTTTCAATGGTGTCTTGTCTAACGCAGGTTTGGGTTATTTCACATACTCAACTGGTGTAACACTGCAAGCTTTCAGCCCTGTGTTGTACAAGCAGTTGGTGACTGTTGCTGAACAGCGTTTTAATGCCAAGATTACCAACATGGTAGTCCCAACATCATTGCGTACCACCATCTCTGACAACATTCCTCAGAGCCGTTCTATCAACCGCTTTAACCCTGCTGACAAGGGCGACACGATTGGTACATACGAAGGTGACTTCAACTACACCTATCAAATCGATGACTCATGGGTTATGGATCAGACGGGTTCCGACAACACATCTATTCTGTTTATGAATCCTGATGTTGTTCAGTGGGGTTCTTTGCGTGAACTCGGTCCTAACAACGAAGTGTTCTCAAATGCTGACGCTTCTTTGGACCAGTACATCATGGAAGGTACATTGATTGTTCGTAACCCCGCAGGTGTAGCTGTTTTGGCCGCTATGACTACTGGTGCTGTTACAACAACTCCACGTCCCACTGCTCAAGTTAAGCGTTACTTGGCATAAACAAAAGGGAGCTAATAACTCCCTTTTCTTAATCTTTTTATCAAGGAAAAATCATGGCAACGATTACTTACAAACCATACAACACCGCTTTTACAACTGATGTAACAACTGGTGACGTTACTGGTGTTATTGCAGAGCAAGCACAAGTTCAATACTTCCCCCGCACTTTGGGTTCAAGCGGTATTCCCGTTATTGTTGCTAACACTGGCACTATTGCCACTAGTGGCACAGTAACTTTGGGCACTGCACTCCCAACTACATACGCAAACGCTTTTGTTTACTTCCCTGCTTCTGCAGTGAGCGGTGATGCAACTGGCGGTTTGTACTATGTTGTATTTTCTAGCACTACTGTTGGCGTTGTTTACGCTGGCAAGTATGGTGTAGCAAATGGCGTTGGTTCTGTTGCATTCCAACCTGCTGTTCCTACAGGCACTTTGACTGCAGTTACAGGTTCTAACAGTTCTTTCACTGGTTCTACCACTGAAACTACACTGATCAACATCACTCTTCCTGCTGGTTCTTTGGGCAACAATGGTTCAGTCCGTGTTGTGGCCAACTGGGCTTGCAATAACTCTGCTGGTACTAAAACTGGTACTGTTTATTTGGGTGGCACTGCTGTTGGTACTGCATCTTCATACACTACTTCCACTGGTGGTAGCTCTATGAATGCTTTCCGCAATCGTGGTGTTTTGAATGCTCAAGTTAGCCAGTTAATTGGTGGTGCTGCCACATCTGCTGCTGTTTACACTTCAATCGATACATCTACTAACAAAGCAATCACCATCACTGGTGATACTGCTACTGCTACAGATCACATCGTGCTTGAAGGTTACATGGTTGAGATGAACACTAGAGACTAATTGTCTTTACTGAAAGAGCTTCTTTGGAGGCTCTTTTGGTAAGGAGTAAAGCATGGAATTGAATCTCAATAATGAAGAAGCCAAAGTAAACGAGGATTACTACACAAAGGGTATTCTCGAAGCTGGCATGGAAGGTGCGTTAATTAAAAACGACAAGATGTTCAACGAGGTTAAATCGGGAACTTGGTCGCAAACATTTAACACTCCTAACATGAACTACAAAGTTGGGGCTATTGATGGCGAGCGTTATGTTCAATATGAACAAAAAAACGTAGAGTCTGTCAGGCAGTATTGCAAAGATCGCAGAGAGTTTTATAAGATGATTGGCACAACAGATAACCCGATGTTTGCGGGTACTTTTGAAGCTATGAATCTACCTAAATGCTTTGCTCATGAAATAAGCTCAAAATGGTTTAACAATCGACCTTGGGAATTGATAAAAATGGACAAAAAAGACAAGATTCTTTTTTATGCCATTGTTAATCAGTTTTACAGTGATTTTGTGTGCCACCCTAGCGGAAAAATTCCACTACCTTATAATCCTATTGTTCCGACAAAGTAAGGACTTTTTATGGCTCTTTTTATCCAATCTGGCAACGCTCTTGTTAGCCGAGTAGCACAATGGGTAGGAGCCATTCCAACCACAACAGGTTTAAACGCTTCATCATTTAACTCTTCTACCAATGTAATCACAACATCTGCATCGGCAGATGGAATTATTTTGGTTGGTGATTTTATTGGCACAAGCGTTTTAAAGTCTTATACAACTGTTTTAGCTGTTTCTGGAACTTCTGTCACAGTGAGTGATACTGAAGACATTTGGGCAAACAGTACATATCCTGTAGCTATTCTTAAGCTACCCACGCAATCCACATCAGAAATTATGTCTTGCATTCAGTTATGCGAACTGAAAATGAGAACTATTGAGATTCCTGCATTGCGCTCAAACCCTTATGGCGATACACCCGCAATTTTGTTAACTGATTCTCAAGGAATGGCTAATATTCCTGCGGATATGAACAAACCTATTTTGTTTTTCCAAGAAACGCCTAATAGTGAAGTTGAGCCAGGCACTATTGCCGCCTCTATGGGTCCTTGGATTATTTATGACCGAGTTGGTGACCGAGAAATCATTCGCAGACGTATGATTGATCAACTTTATGTCCGTCCATTTGGTGTGCCTCGTGTGATTCGAGCTTCATTTTCTGAAGTTGGACAAAAATATGTGTTTACGCCAAACCCTGGTGAAAATGTCAGCATCAAAGCTTACTATCAAAAAACATTTCCATTTTTGTTTGGACCAACAGGTGACACTTTAGAACCTATTGTGCAAAACAATGCTGCTTTGGCTTCATTTCCTGAAGGTTATATGTATGGCACATTGTGGGCTTACTATGACAAGAACAAAAACACAGATGAAGCACAAAAATGGAATGCTAGATACGAAGATGCGTATGGTTTGATTGAGGATCAAAACTTTAAAGGCAAGTGGCTTGGTGGTGATCAACATTTGACATCAGAATTCCAACCTCGTAACTACCGCTACTCGTTCAAGTAAGGAAAAATTATGGCTACAAGCATTTACGGAAGTTCCGAATCAGTTGGTTTATACGGCAACACTGTTAATTTTGGTGGAACGTATTTTGAATGGTTTATTTTTCAAGAATCGGCTACTGCGCCAGCCACACCCACAGGTGGTTCTTGGAACTTTGCTACCAATGTAGGAACTGCTCCTGCAGGTTGGTCATCTACACCACCTGTTAACCCAACTAATACTGTTTGGGCTTCAATTTCTCTTGTTAATTCACGTTCTTCATCAACATTAACTTGGACTGCACCTGCATCTTGGGTAAGACTTGGACCTACAGGTAGCGCAGGACCCACAGGCCCCACGGGAGCCACGGGAGCCGCAAGCACAGTAGCAGGCCCCACGGGTGCAGTTGGCCCCACAGGAAGTGTAGGAAATACGGGACCCACGGGACCCACAGGAGCCGCATCAAGTGTTGCGGGACCCACAGGTGCAGTTGGAGCCACGGGACCCACGGGAGCCGCCTCTACTGTAGCTGGTCCCACAGGTCCCACAGGTGCGGCTTCTACAACGCCAGGTCCTACGGGTCCCACAGGCGCATCGGGAACGGGTGCGGGAACAGTTACTTCTGTTAGTGGTGCGGGTACAGTTAATGGATTGTCTTTAACAGGAACAGTAACTTCTTCAGGCAACTTAACGCTTGGCGGTACGCTTGATCTGTCAGCCCCTCCTGCAATTGGTGGCACAACTGCTGCTGCGATTACAGGTACAACTGTTACTGCTAATACAAAAGTAGTTTCACCATTTTTTGATGCTGTAAATTCTGCGGGTGGTGCATTGCGTAACGCAAGTGGCACAAGTCAAATTCAATGGGGCGGTGGTGGTGGAAATAATGTTTCTGTTGATGTTTCTACAAATTTAAACGGCACAAACGCACAGATTGACATTAGTCCTACAGGCACAGGACACGTTCACATTAACCCAACTGGTTCGGGCAGTGTTGAAATTAAACCTACAAGTGCGGGAACAATTAACAACATGGCTATTGGTGGGATAACACCCGCTGCTGGTGCATTTACCACAGTAACGGCATCTACTGCTATTGGTGTGGCTTCTGGGGGTACTGGTGCAAATACTTTGGCAGCCAACAATGTCATTCTAGGTAATGGCACAAGTGCTGTTCAAGTAGTTGCGCCTAGCACGGCTGGCAATGTGCTGACATCATCTGGTGGAACGTGGGTATCTCAAGCACCAGCGGCAAGTGGTATTACAACTGGTAAAGCCATTGCGATGGCAATGATTTTCGGTTAATTTTAGGAGCATAAAATGGCAAATCCAAATATTGTTGGCGTAACGCACATATACGGCAACACATCCACTTTATTAATTTCATCAACTGCTGACCCTTTTGCTACGGCAATTGTAAGCAATGCAGCTTCTTCCAACAAAGTATACAAAATCAATTCGATTGTTGTAGCCAATGTTGATGGATCTGTTGCGGCAGATGTCACTATTAAAATATTTTCTGCTGCAGCATTAAGCGGCACAGGCACTGCTATTGCTTCTACAATTTCTGTGCCCCCTGATGCATCTTTGATTGTGACTGATAAGACAACAAGTTTTTACTTGCTAGAAGACAGGTCAATTGGTGCTACGGCAAGCGCAGCAAACGATTTAGTTGTAACTTGCTCTTGGGAAGAAATTGATTCTATTCCCTAATTAAAGGCGCAATATGTCTCAAAGATATGTAGGTGGTATTGTCTCTGCTGGGCTTAACGGCATTAACTACCCTGTCAAAGAGGTGGAATACCTTGTTGTTGCTGGCGGGGGTGGCGGTGGTAGAGGTCGTGGTGGAGGCGGGGGTGCTGGTGGTTTATTAACTGCTACAGGACTTGCAGTAACTATTGGAACTTCATACACAATAACTGTAGGTGCTGGTGGTGCTGGGTCGCCTACAGAAGCTGTTGTTGGCACATCGGGCAGTAGTTCAGTGTTTTCATCAATTACTTCATCTGGCGGTGGTGGAGGCGGTTCAATTCAATTAGTTACAGGGCAAAGTGGTGCTTCTGGTGGCTCTGGCGGTGGCGGTGCTACTGATGGGACAACTGGAACATCTTTTGGTTCTGGTGGCTCTGCAACTTCTGGTCAAGGATTTGCTGGTGGTGCTTCTGCTGGTTCTAGTGCTTTTGGTGCGGGTGGTGGCGGTGGTGCGGGGTCTGTTGGTCTTGCTGGAACAGCCAATACTGGCGGTGGAGGCGGTGCTGGAATAGTTTCAAGTATTTCTGGTTCTGCAATTCAATATGCTGGTGGAGGCGGTGGTTCATCCTATCAAGGGGTTACTCTTTTTCCTGTCGGTTTAGGTGGAGGTGGAGGCGGTGGCTCAGGTGGGCAATCTACTACGATTAGTGTTCCAGTAGTAGGTTCTTCTGGATTTAGTAATACAGGCGGTGGTGGAGGTGGTGGTGGTGCTGGTCAAAATACTGGCAATACCGCATCTGGCGGTGCAGGCGGCTCTGGAATCGTAATTCTCCGCTACCCATCTTACTTAGCCCCTGCTACATCAACAACAGGCTCACCAGAAACTTATGTCACAGGCTTTTGGCGTGTGTACAGATTCGTTGCCTCTGGCACGATTACTTTCTAAGGGATAAAAATGGCAACGGGTCTTTTTACTCTCAGACAACAAAGCCAAGCACTTAGACAAAAGGCATGGAGTGGTACGCAGAAAACCAACTTTGTTGAATACTTAGTTGTTGCGGGTGGAGGTGGTGGTGCTTTGTTGGGCGGTGGTGGTGCGGGTGGATTGCTTACTGGAATCTTGCCTGTTGTTACAGGAACATCACTTACTGCAACTATTGGTGGTGGTGGTGCTGGTGTAGGAAATGCATCACAAGGAAATAATGGAGTTGCTTCTGTATTTAGCACAATTACTGCAACAGGCGGTGGCGGTGGTGGCTCTGCTAACTATTTTGCTAATGGAAATAATGGCGGTTCTGGCGGTGGTTCAGCATACGCATCTGGTGGAACTGCAACTTTTTATGCTGGTGGACAAAGCGTAGTAAATCAAGGTAATAGTGGTGGCAACCACATAAATGACTCTGGTTTTGCATCTGCCGCTGGTGGTGGTGGTGCGGGAACTGCTGGCTTAACCAACATAGTAGGTGGTAAAGGCGGTAATGGTGGTGCTGGCATTGCTAGTGCAATCAATGGCACAGTTACAACTTACGCTGGCGGTGGCGGGGGTACAGGTGAGGTAGCTGCTGGAACTGGTGGTGTAGGCGGTGGTGGCAATGGTGCTTTAGGGGCTGGAGTTGCTGGTGCTAGTAATACTGGCGGTGGTGGTGGAGGTTGCACTTCAAGTACAGGTGGTACTGGAGGCTCTGGCATTGTCATCATTCGCTACCCAAGCACATTTGCTGATGCGGCAAGCGTAAGTAACGGCACAAAGACAACTGCTAACGGCTACACAATTTACACATTCTTGACTAGCGGAAGTATCACACTATGAATCCCAATGCTGAAACTGTTGGGTATTTATACAGAATCACAAACAACGTGAATGGTATGCAATACATTGGCGTATCTAAGCACCCTGCCAAGCGTTTTAAGAAACATTGCACTAAGCCATCTACAAACAGAAAATCACTGCTTGGTAATGCCATTCAAAAATACGGCGCAGACAAGTTTGGTTTAGAGGTGCTGGTTCAAAGCACAATGGAATACTGCTTTGATTTAGAAATAAAGGCTATTGAAGCGCTTGAAACTAGAACACCAAAAGGCTACAACATAACTGCTGGTGGTGAAGGTTTTGCAGGGTTTTTTGGTGAAGACCATCATATGTATGGCAAGAAAAAGCCAGCCGCTTTTGGCGAATACATGAGCAAATTGTTTACTGGTAGACCAATACCACTAGAACAACGAGCAAAAATTAGTGCTAGTTTGACAGGCAAAAAACAGAGCGCAGAAACCATTGAAAAACGCAGGCAAGCAACAACTGGTAAAAAGCGGTCAAAAGAAGCAATAGAACGAATGATTGCAGGTCATATTGGAATTAAAGTTTCTGATGAAGGAAAAGAAAATATGCGTATTGCTAGAAACAATCGTTCTAGTGAAGCAGGGTACAAAAAACAATCTGAAGCAATGAAGGCTTTGTGGGCTAACCCTGAGTACAAAGAAAAAATGCGTATTGCATTTAATAAAAGAAAAGAGGTTACTCATGGCGGCTAACCTTGGGGGATATATCTCGGCAACATTTAACCCTTTATCTGGTGCGCCTACGACTGTTGAATATCTAGTAGTCGCTGGTGGTGGTGGAGGTGGTTCACGCTCTGGCGGTGGTGGTGGTGCGGGTGGTCTTTTAAGTGCGGCTGGTTTTGCTGTAACTGTAGGTTCTGCTTTGACTATTACTGTGGGTGGTGGCGGTGCAGGCGGTTCAAGAAACTTTACTGGTAGCAATGGCGTAAATTCAAGTCTTGCTGGTGGCACAACAATTACTGCAACAGGCGGTGGTTTGGGTGGATGGGGATCAACTAATCCGCTTGGGTCTGCTGGTGGTTCTGGTGGTGGTGGTGCAGATACCAATATAGCGGGAACAGGAACATCAGGCCAAGGATTTGGTGGCGGTCAAGCCAATGGAAATTGCGGTGGAGGTGGAGGTGGCGCTGGAAGCGTTGGTGTTGCTGCTAATTCTGCGGGAACTGTTGGTGGGAGTGGTGGTGCTGGAATTTGCTCAACCATTACAGGCGCAAGAGTTTTTTATGCTGGCGGTGGTGGTGGCGCACCTTTGGGGACAACTAATTCTTATGGTCTTGGTTCAGCAGGTGGTGGTACTGCCGCAGATACTGCGCCAACATCAGGGCAAGCGGGTACGGGCGGTGGAGGCGGTGGAGCAGGTGATAGCGCAAATGCAACTATTTCTGTACCTAATCCAACAGGCGGTAATGGAGGTTCAGGCATTGTAATCATTCGTTACCCTGCAAGTCAATCAGCACCAACTGCAACAACAGGTTCACCACAAATTAACTACGCAGACAATTATCAGATTTACACATTTACGTCCTCTGGGACAATCACTTTCTAAGGAGAATATTTTGAGCCATTTTGCACACATCACAAACGGCATCGTTGACCAAGTAATCGTCATTGACGCTGAGACTTTGGCTTTAGGTCATTGGGGAAACCCATCTGAGTGGGTTCAAACAAGCTACAACACTCACGGCAACCAACACCCAGAAGGTCGCCCATTGCATAAGAACTATGCTGGCATTGGCTACACATGGGACGGCACAGGCTTTGCTCCTCCACAACCATTTGCATCTTGGACTAAAAGTGCTGAAACATATCTGTGGGAAGCCCCTACACCTATGCCGACAGACAACAAGATGTATCGCTGGGATGAGCCAACATTGTCATGGGTTGAAGTAACTCAAGGAGTCTAACGTGGCTCAATATAGCGGCATATACACGCTGTCTCAGGCAAGCCAAGCCATTAAGGACAACAACTGGACAGGACTGTTTCCACAGAATGTGGAGTATCTAATTGTTGCTGGCGGTGGTGGCGGTGGTTATCCATTATCAGGTTTTTCTGGTGGTGGTGGTGGTGGTGCGGGAGGACTGCTTGCTGGCTTTTCTGGAATAACTACTGGAACTCAGTTGTTTGTAACTATTGGTGCGGGAGCTACTGCACAGGCTACTCAGGACACACAAGGTAATAATGGAAATGTTTCGGTTCTTTTAGCTACTTCTTCTGGTGCAACCACTGGTAATTTTGTGGCTACAGGCGGTGGCGGTGGCGGTGCGGGTAGTTCAACAACAGCCAATAGAAATGGCGTTGCTGGTGGTTCTGGTGGTGGAGGAACTTTTACTGGTTCTAGTGGTTCTGGCTTGTCAGGACAAGGTAATGCTGGAGGCCCTGGTAGCGTAGTAAATAACAATGCGGGTGCAGGCGGTGGTGGCGCAGGAACTGTTGGTTTGCCAGATCAGGCTTTTCCCGCTGGTGGCGGTAATGGCGGTGCTGGTATTGCGTCTTCTATTTCAGGTTCTGTTGTTGCTTATGCTGGCGGTGGTGGCGGTGGAGCAGCAAGTGTTAATTTAAATGCTGCGGGTGGTGTTGGTGGCGGTGGTAATGGTGGCGCATCAAGTGGCACATCAGCTACTGCTGGCGCACCCAACACGGGCGGTGGAGGCGGTGGTGGAGGCTTTGGTATTAGTTTAGCTCCTGCTGCTGGCGGTAGCGGTATCGTAATCCTCCGCTATCCTGACACATTCATACCCGCATCAACTTTTACACAAGACGCTACCCATACCTACACAGTAAGCGGTGGGTTTAGGATTTATACATTCTTGGCTTCTGGCTCAATTACGTTTTAAATAATATTGGAATAGCAATGAAAATAGCAGTGTATGCAATATGTAAAAATGAGGAAGAATTTGTACATCGTTTTTGTGATTCAGCAAAAGACGCAGATTTAATACTGATTGCAGATACAGGCTCTACTGATAAAACTGTTGAATTGGCATTGGAATGTGGCGCAAAAGTTTATGATATTTGCATCAGTCCTTGGAGATTTGATAAAGCTAGGGATGCTGCCCTTGCTTTAATTCCTAAAGATTTTGATGTTTGTATCAGTTTAGATTTGGATGAAGTCTTAGAACCTAATTGGCGTGAAGAAATTGAGCGTGTTTGGACTGCTGAAACAACTCGTTTGAGATACAAGTTTGATTGGGGTTGTGATATTTGTTTCTTTTATGAAAAGATACATCACAGACATGGATACCATTGGCATCACCCTGTCCATGAATATCCTAGACCTGACAGCAGAATTAAAGAAATCTATGCCCATACGGATATGCTCTTGGTAAGACATTTGCCAGACAACACAAAATCCCGTGGTCAATATATGCCTTTGCTTGAATTGGCGGTTAAAGAAGACCCATACTGCCCCAGAAACGCTTTTTATTACGCACGGGAGCTAACCTTCTATTTGCGTTGGAAAGACGCTATAGAGGCTTTAAATCTTTATCTAGATATGCCTGAAGCTACTTGGCCTAATGAGCGATGCTATGCCATGCGTTTATTAGGCAAATGCCATGAAGAATTGGGTATGCCTTATGAAGCTTTAAAATGGTATAGATTGGCTTGTGCTGAAGCTTCTAATACCCGTGAACCTTGGTGCGAATTGGCCGCCATGACTTACAAGCTTAATATGTGGCCAGAAAGTTATGGTGCAGCGTTATCGGCTTTAAATATTGTTGATAAACAGGCTGTTTACACAATGGACCCAAGCGTTTGGGGTGAAAAGCCATACGATTACGCCAGTATTGCGGCTTGGAGACTTGGGTTAAAAGAACAGGCTATCGAATTTTGTAAGAAAGCCTTAGAATTTAACCCTACAGATGCCCGTCTTTTGGACAATTTAAAGCAGATGGAATGATATGTACACGCCTTTAAGAACACCTTTTACCAGTATGAGTTTTACTCCAGACGTTCCAAGCAATGCTTTGGGACCAAACGAGTACAACTTAGGTAAAAACATAGAGGCTGATGTACGTTCGATTAAGAAAATATTTGGTGAGATTCAGATTGCTTCAACCATTCCTGATATGCCTATCTTTGTGGAAGGTGGGTTTCGGTCTGAGACATCTTGGGTTTATATCGTAGCTACCCGTAATGCATCTAGCCAAGGTAAATGGTTCATGATTACTTCTACAGGTATAACAAACATTACACCTGGCGTTGGTGCTAATCCATCAGTTTTCTTGCCAAACTATACAGAAGATATAAACATCACTTTTTCTTCTGTTGGTAATGTGTTTTTTATAAATGACACTCTTACCAATCCCATGTATTTCTTGCCAACAAGCAATGAAATTACAGTAACTTCTGATGCTGCATGGAATTATGAACCTAGCGTTACCTCAACTAGGGCGGGATTTGTCAGAAACTACTGCTCTCCCAATGTGGGTAATATCCTGATTGCAGGAAATATAACAAAGGTTATTGGCGGTACAACTTATAACTACCCCACAACTGTAAGATGGTCGCAAGCTTTTGCTCTTCAAGGTTATCCAACAACGTGGGAGCCAACCCTGTCTAACGTGGCCAACGAGCAAGAGGTTCCTGTTCGTGGACCATTGATTGATGGATTCTTTTTGGGTGGTAGCTTTTATGTGTGTTCCTATTGGGATACAGTAGTTTTCTCACCTATTTCCTATCAAAACAGTACTGCGCCTATTTTTGGTTTGCGCTTGTTAA